CATAAAAACAAGGATAACTGCTATGTTTATAGCTATACACAGTTTAACGCCTCATACGAGAGATGTCAACTGCCTGTTCATCGCTAAAAACTGGTACTGCATTACTTTTATGCATAGTTGCAATACCTTTTACCTTTGTACCAGTGTATACCTTTGGTTCTTTCAAAGTGGCATTGCCACCGGTATCTACACTTTTAAGGTGTGCTGTTGTGTTACGGCCTTCTGGAATTTTCAAACTGTAACTGCTACTCAAACTAGGTGCTGACATAGCTCGCTTACGTTTCTTTTCCTCAGCTTCGACACCCCAACGTTGTTGAAGTTCTTTCCAATCTTTGTCCAATTGCTCAGCCTTTCGTTTTGCTTCAGCAGATGCAAATTTTACTTTGCCCTTTTTCTTGCCATTATAACTAAGGGCAGGATGGTGAAGATGCATACTCAAAACAGTTCTCCAAAAGTTATACACATAAACTAGATTATATACTAGTTTAGTGCTTATGTCAAATAATTCGAGTTAAACTCTAAAGCTCTCGCCGCAACCACAGCGATCACGTTCGTTTGGATTATTAAATTCAAATCCTTCATTAAGTCCATTGCGGACCCAATCCATTGTCAACCCGTCTAAGTATGGCTCGTCTTTTAAACTTACCAAAACACAAAATTCAGGTTGCGCATAATTGATTACACCAACCTCGGGCTCAATTATATCTACATATTCTAATACGTAGGCTAATCCACTGCACCCGGTAGTCCTAACGCCTATACGAATACCAACACCTTTACCACGTTTGGCTAGAGTTTGTTTAATCTTTTTAGACGCTAGTTCAGTTAGTGTAATCACATGGTTGATTGCATTATGCTTCTTTACGTGCGTTCTTAACTGCGGTAACGTCGTTACGAGTTTCTTTGCAGAGCTTGGTCAAATCTTGGCAAGCCTTACGAACACGAGTGCCGGCAGCGCCAACTTCTTTGTCATAAAACTTTTCGAAGTCTGCTTCCATTGCCTCAACGATTTTTGTGAATTCTGCGAATTTATTTGTAGCCATTTTTATTCCTTTATATAAGTATCGAGTACTTATGCTTACTATACAGTACTGAAAAATAAATGTCTAGTTAATTGGCAAACACGTTGCCAGATCCAGAAAGTATCGCGCCGCCATCGGTAGAATCAGATACTCTAGCAACACCAACACCGCCTACAAATACATTACTTGACCCTGCATTTATAGCGGCAGCGTGGCTTGCTGAACAATTTTTTCCACCGTACGAGTGAACTACTGTAGGATTACCAACACATTCGATTGGAATCCCATTGGCAAATACTTTAGCGGCAGCACCGGTTGGACCCGTAATCGTTGTTGTACCGGTGCATCCGTGCCCGGTCGATGTTGGATCACCTTGTCTTGCTATAGCTGCCATACTAATATTTATGCTAGTGCAATGCCAGTTGTTGATTCGATAAACTGCTTGGCAAACACTTCGTCAGTTGCTTCTGCAACAGTCACAGTGCCTTTAGAAAGTTTAACTTCTTTGTCCGGATGCACTGTAAACAAATATGGCATCAATCCTGGGCCTTTAGCACCCATACCAATTACCATAGGGCGACTAAGTTTGTAATACATCGGACCATTCTCGATTAGTTTAGCTACAATTTCTTCGCCGCTTGTTAGTTTAAAAGTGATTACTTCACCTTCTGTTACGCCTTTATCAATTAACATTCTGCTTTTCCTTTTTTAAGTGTTCGTTAAGTTCTTGAAATCCGCCAATTAGTTTATCGTCTAAAAATATCTGTGGAACAGTTCTAGCTGTTGGTATAGCTTCTAACAACTCTTCTTTAGTATATCCATCTCCGATTTTCTTTTCTTCAAACGGAATTCCTTTATGTTTTAATAGTGCCTTTGCCTGATCGCAATAGGGACAATTATACTTTGACCAAATGATTGCCTTCATATTATTTCCTTTATGTATTATAACGCAGGTAAGGCGTCATAGTCAATACCTTCGCCCATAACACCGATTACGTAATTAGTCGATTCGTTTTCTTGTAATGCAGTTTGTTTCTTACTTGTATCAGTATGTTTATTGAACCAAGGGATTGGTGTTGACTTTGGAGCAGTACTGTTATATTTGATGCCGATATCTTTTAGGGCACCGACTGCTGTATAGTCAACAAAGTCGCGCAAGATGTTAGCATTCAAACCAATCACTGGACCCATCTTAAACAAATAAGTAGCCCAGTCTTTTTCTTCACGTATAACATCTGCGTATAATCGATATACTTCGTCCTCGCATTCGATTTTAGCTTCGGCAAATCGAGGATCTTCTTTAACCACTTGGTTAATCAAGTATGCTGTCCAACCTTTGTGTAACAACTCGTCTTGTAGAATCAAACTGATAATGTTGCCGTTACCGATAAAGATTTTGTTCTCGACCATTGCCAATGATGTGGCAAACGATACCATAAAGCGGAATGCCTCTAAGGCATAACTTGCATGTAGTGCCATCCAAATTGCTTTGATGTATTCTTTCTCTGGAATAACTTCGCCTAGCTCTTTGCGGCAGTTGATAACATGTAGCTTGTCATAGTATTCGCCTACACTGCTAGCCATGTCTACAATTTCTTTGGTATCGTGGATAGTGTTGAACACATCCTTAGGTACATTATAAATGTTGCGGATAATGTGACTGTACGATTTACTATGAATGTTAGTTTCGAAAAATCCCCAATTATACATCAAGGCTTCAACTTCGGGTAAGCTACACACAGGAGTGAATACTTGCGTTGGGCCTCTGCCTTGTAAACTATCAAGTGCTGTTTGGCGTAACAAGTTGCTGGTAAAGATATGCTTAACAGCATCACTAGCTTCTTTGAAGTCATTACTATCTTTAGTAAGGCTAACTTCTTCCGGTTGCCAAAAGAATCCACGTGCGGTTGCTTCAAAGTCTGCAATCTTTTTATATTTGACTTCCTCGAAACGTTGGATAGTAACAGGGCCGGCTGGATCCAGAAACATCTTGCGACTAAGATAGTCTGTTTTTGTAGTTAAATTGTATTGTGCTTTGCTCATTTTAATATTTTCCTGATGCAAGTACTATCTTGCAAATGTGTTCCAATCTTTCTATATGCTCGTATGCTCGCCACGGTGTTGTATCGATAGCAACTACTCCATGTCCTTTAATGCCCACAATGTCATAGGCAATGTTGCCGTCTTTGTCTAATTGTAGATTCTCAAAACACCAATCTGCTAGTTCTTGACTAATAGGATTAACATCACCTACATTAGGTGCTACCTTTGTGTAACGATTGAGTTCTGGGAAACTTTTACTAATAGTTGAGAGGTCAATGCCGGCATGCATGGCCGCAATACAGTAAGTAGGATGCACGTGAACTACTACACGGACTTCTCCTGTATGCTGTCCCATTTCTTTTTGCAAGCCAAAGTGCAAGGGTAGTTCTCCGCTGGGCTTTAGGTTAGCACTAATCTCAGTATATTCTAACTCTTTAGTTGCATGGTATATAGTCGGTGGTTGGCCCCAGTATCCTTTCTCAATACCAATCTTCTTAAATTGATCTGGTTGTAGTGTCTGCTTGCGCACACCACTAGGTGTAATATAAAAGTGGTCACGGTCATGATGACGAATACTTACATTTCCGTCACGACTAGTAATCCAATTACGCTTATAAGCGTCTACCATAATATCGCAAATTGTTTCTAACATTATAGTTTACACGACTCGCAGTCGTCCTCATTATCAAAGTTGATTGGTTCTAACATTGTAGGTGCATCTTCTGCAATTGCCTTGCTACCTTGTTTGTTAATCAAGCTGTAGTAGAATGTTTTCAATCCCCATACGTGTGCCTGCATTAAGTTCTTGGCAATCAATGTTGTAGGCACTTTACGATCTGCAAAGTGTGCAGGATTATAAAACGTGTTAGTACTGATAGACTGATCCGTATAAGCGGCAATAACAGCCGCAGTCTTCAAATAGCCTTCGCAATCTGTTTGGTCCCACATAAGTTGATACTTGTTCTTCAACTTGTGATACTCGGGTACAACTTGTACAAACGATCCTGCTTTAGATTCTTTAACTGATATCAAACTCATTGGCATTTCAATACCGTTTGTTGAGTTAATTACAACTGAACTAGACTCTACTGGTGCCACAGCACCGTTAGTAGCATTACGTACACCATATGTAAGCATGTCCTTGCGTAACGGTTCCCAATCTAACTCTGGAGTGAAGTCTGTTAATTCGTTAGAACCTTTAGCACGAGTTTCCCACGGGAATATGCCTTTGCCGTAGCGTGTATGGTCTGAACCTAAACACTTGCCGCGTTCCTTAGCTAGTTCAACACTCATCTCTGTCAAGTAGAAGCTTTGATGTTCTTGCCAAGTCTTAACTTCATGTAGTGCGTCTTTCTCACCATACTTCAAGCTACGCTTGGCGTGCCAGTAGGCTAAGTTGGTGATACCGATACCCAGCGGACGAATCTCATCATTGCTTAACTTAGACTGGATAGAAAGAAAGTCTTGATAGTCCAAAATATTGTTAAGGCTACGATGAAGTATGCGACAAGCACGGCGCATGTCTTCAGGATTGCGGAACGCACCCCAGTTGATTGAGCCCAATGTACATAAAGCAATACGACCGGAATCATCATCCAGGCGCTTAAAAGACTTAGTAGGTAAGAGAATTTCACAGCACAGGTTACTCTGGTAAATGGTGTGATACTCTGGATCGAACGGGCCTTGGTTCATGACGTTGTCAATGAATACTAGATAGATACGTCCAGTATCGGTTCGTTCCTTGAGAATACCACTTTTGAAAACTTCCTCCGCAGCCATCGTCTTCTTACGGAGGCCGGGTGTCTTTTCATACTTGACATAAAGTTCTTCAAATAATGTTGTATTTTTATAAAATGCTTCATATAGGTCAGGTACTTCGTTAGGGTCAAAGAAAGTTATGTCTTCTTTGTTTTTAAATCGTCTCCAGAAGAAAGCACTAAGCACAACCCCATAATCCATATGACGGACTCGGGTTTCTTCTGTTCCTTGGTTGTTCTTAAGGACAATAAGGTCATCAAACTGATGATGCCAAATAGGATAGAAAACAGTAGCACTTGCATTACGAATACCCCCTTGACTGCAACTTCTTAAATCACCAAACCACTTCTTCAAGAAAGGAATCATACCAGTGTGCATAATCTCGCCGCCACGGATAGGACTACCTAACGGACGTAGACGTCCAATCTCTAAACCAATGCCAGCACGTTTGCTAGCATACTTGGCCATCATTTCCCCAGAAGCAAATATGCTATCCAGATCGTCGTCACTGCGGATAAGAACACAACTAGAAAACTGTTTAGTAGGAGTGCCAAGGCCAGCCAGCACAGGTGTAGCAAGAGTAAACAGGCCATCGCTTGCGGCATTGTAATATTCTTTGATGTAACGCATTCTAGCCGAATTAGGTTCTTCCTTATGAAAGACTGTAGCGGATGCAACCATATATCTAATTTGAGGGGTTTCATAAGTTTCCTTTGTAGCACGATTTTTAACAAGGTACTTCTCGATTAGCTGTTCGATTGCCGCATAACCATATTGCTCGTCCTTTTCGTGGTCGAGCATGTCATTCATTCTGTTCCAATCATCTTCGGTATACCACTCAAGCAACTCAGCAGTATATAAACCAGTGGCTACATTCTTCTTTACAATTTCATAAAGATGTGGAACTTCATAACTACCATAAACATCTTTACGTAACATACTAAGGCGTTGCTTACCTGCCACATACTGATAGTTCACGTGTCCCACGTCTGGATTATTTTCCACATCGATAAGGTCGACAATAGCACGTAGCGTTATCTCGTCGATTTCTTGTGTAGTGATACCATCATAAAAGTGTGGCTGGCTCTTAATCTCTATCATCGATTGGCTAACGTCTGCAATGCCCTTGCAAACCTTTGCAATCTGTGTTTGCCATTTTTCAATTGTTAGCGGTTCTTTATTACCGTTTCTTTTTGTTACTATAATTTTGCTCATGTGTCCGTTTCCGCTTTTATGTGTAGTTTAGTATTTTATCGATTTTAGAGAGTATTTAGTGGCCAGAAGCGTCTAACGAAATCATATTGATTAACAACGGTTTACACCGTATTTCTGCACTGTACATCGAATAAACTTTGTTATCATAAAAGTAATTCAAATTATATACGTGTTTATAGATAAAGTCAACGCAGATGGCTATGCATATAAAATTATTAAATTTTATAAAATGGCTTTGTAGGTATAAGAGAATGAACCACTATCGCCGGACAATGCGTTGATATAGAAAATACCTAACGAACTTGGAACTTGTCCAGGGCTAGCTATGTAAGTTGCACCCACTGCATCTAAGAATGCTGCGGTGAATGATAACTTAATTGATTTTTCGCTAGTGTCGTTACCGGCGAAATCGTAGTCGTCCGATAGTTGAACGAACGGTGTGTAAGTTGGAGCAGTACCAACATTAACTGAAACTGTAATAGTTCCTCGGCGAGTAAATGCGTTGTTAGTACTCTTGTAGGAATAATCGATAATATACACCAGTGACCCATTAGGTACACCAGCCACAGTTGCCGATAACGGTAATCTAAAAGCCAATGTAGAACTTGTCACATTGGCCAACGTGAATCTTCTGCTCACATGAGATTCGTATTTGCCCAGTCCTGCAATTTCAGGAATATACGGCACTGTAAGATTGGCATTGGCTAACGTTGTAGGTCTTGAAGAAGTAATTTCTACTGCACTATTTCCACTAGTATTGAAATATATTTGCGGGTACTGAGTAAACGATACGTTACCGCCATTTGCTCCAGAATCGGTAACATTTGAATTTTTAATAATGTTACCCGATCCTAAATTAACATACACCGCGTGTTGACGAACACTACCAAAAGCATTGCGTTCAATTCTAGTATTGCGTGGGCCAAATCGTTGTCCTATAGAACTACCGTTAGCTCCAAATCCAAATACATAGCCTTGACGAACATTGGAAATGATACAGTCTTCAAATACATTTTCACTAATGTCGTCTCTGGCAAATACTGCGTAGCTACATCCATAAATTTTAATATCTTTAAAGACATTGTGGTAGCAATTAACTGTATCTGAAAATGCTGTCATTGCAATGCCTTTACTGTTAGCATTGAATGTTCCATTAAAAGTTCCGCCCAAATAGATGTTTTCAAATCTACTTTCACTAACTGAATTAAGTTGTAAAATATTTTGATCTGCGTTGTTTACAAGAACAGAAATACCTTTTAGTAAAATATGGCGAGGTTGTGTTAATGCAGAATTGTCCCATGCTGTTGGATATCCGTCATGCACAAATTGAATCGCTGTGCCAGCAACAGAGCTAGATAAGAATGTCTTTTCTTTGCCAGCACCAACAATACTAGCATAGCTAGGAATGTAAAGAGTCGAAGTTAGCCTGTACTTACCAGCCGGCAACTCTAATGTAATTCTAGTTTTGATTGCATCAGAACTTGTGCCATATGATTGCGATGTAGGGTTTACAAACAGTTGATTAATTGCTCGTTGTATTGCCGCAGTGTCGTCCACTACTCCGTCGCCCACTGCGCCGAATTCAGTAACAGAAACTCTGTCATCCAATCGTTGTTGTATCGTTCTAATTACAGGACTAGTTGCAGTAGGGCCTGTTTGAATTTCATCTAAACGATAGCTATACTCTAATAAATCTAAGAAATTACCAGCAGCACTGATATCATTTTGTGTTAGAACCTTAGTATTGCCAACACCTGGCGCACCTTCTGCAACAGAACCATTACCGATGTATAATTCCTGTGTATCAACAGCCCATGCCATCTCTCCACTTGCTAGTTGTGGCAATCCAGAGCCAGTATTGGCTTGACCCCTGCGTATTTGTATTCTTGAGATTTGAACGACAGCCATTGAAATATCCTCTATATAGGATATTTATCAGTTCTCCCGGTAGTACTGTTCCACGCGATTCCACCATTGTTTCTCCCAATGCCCGAACTTGTCTGGAGTAAGAATAAACTCTTGATATGCGGGTTCTCCCCATACCATTGGTGTGATTTCGGGCGGTTTTACACACATAAACACAACACCCTTTTGAATAGTAGTTCCGTGTACTTTGTTGTGTGCAAGGGCATAGGCTACCATTTGTAAGTAGTAGTCTTCAATCCACTCGTCTTTTTTAGGTTTGTTAGTCTGCTTATGATCCATGATTGCGCCTTCATTTAAATGAAGTCCAACACAGTCAGTAGTTCCCGCATATAGGCCTGGATAGTACAAGCCTACTTCAACACCCCACACTTCGTTTACGTTCTTAAGTCCGTGTTCGATAATATGCTTGGCCATCTTGTGGCTTTGTACACTGTACGGATTTGACCCTGGATCGTTCAGTGTGCCCTGCACAATGTAATCTTCCAAATACTTGTGCATTCGTGTGCCGCGGCTGGCAGCTTCTGTAACAATCTCTTGGGCTTTCTTTTCGCCCACAGCTTTCTTCCAATTGAGTAAGGCTTGTACCTTTTCCCACGGTTTAGTCTTGTCTAGGATTGTTGTAACGGATGGTAGTTTACCTCCGTCTGGCGTAGCGTATAAACGCTTGCCTTCTACACTTTCTCTGTTTAAGGGTGTGTAGTCGTATCTTTCAGTTAATAAGGTCATACAGTATATTAAAC